GGACATTTCTGAACAGAGAGGAAACATCCTCCTTCTGGTCCAGCTTTAGCAGCGTGCTCAGTTTCAGGTAGTATTCGAACTACCATATAATGAGCCATAGACAAATTACTTGTCGGTGAAGGTTGATTAGCAAACCACATAGGTAATGTAGTTTTACCATTCGAATAGAATTCTATACCTCTTAATGCTACTTCAAATGAATCTACATTAGGATGGGTATGAGGTGGTATATAAGTACCAGGTTTTACTGTTACAAGCTCAACTTGGTATGGTTCATGTCTATAAATACACAATGAAGTCAACCCATCTACAAAGTGGATAGATTGCTTCAAAGGTGTAAATATTCTTTGACCAGCATCAAGATACCATTCTAAGAATTGAGATAAATCATCATCAAATTCTTTTCCAGTACCGTCTTTCATTATGCTTTCTTAGATTTTTTGTAAGCTTTCTTTCTCTTAGCTTTAGCTAAGTTCCAACCTGGTTTGCCAGGAGTAGGGTTATCAGAGTAAGGAGCCTCTGGATCTTTCTTCTTTGCTTTAGCTACCTTACGCTTAGGAGGCTTAGGAGCTGGAGGCTTAGGAGGCTTAGGACGAGGAGGTCTTGGTTTAACCATGATTTTAGGAGAATAGTTTTTCTTTTACAATTTTAAGTGCTTGATCGTCTAATTTGTTGTCAGTTCTAGCAACATATGCTTCTAATAGGTCTACTACTAGCTTCTTAACTGAATCTGACTTCAAGAAGGCGAAAAGAATGGGCTTGATTAATACGATCATTGTTTTAGGGGGCATTTATTAGGTTTATGCCAAGGTTTATACCAAGGCTTTGGTGGTTCTTTACATTCAAGAACCTTTTTCTCTGCTTTTTTAAATGCAGTAATAGGAATTACATCACTACACAAATGGTAAACACGTGAACCAGGAAGTAACATAAAGCCTTTCTGTTGAAGTTTTGCACAGTTATCGATCCGTACAAGTTCATAGTTAAGCTTCATCTTCTCTTCCTGACGTGCTGCCATTCGTCTGCATTGTTCTAATCCTCTTTTATCAAGAGGCACCATAAAATTTACTTGGAATCCCCAGTTTTCTGCTACAGTGTAGCTCTGTTGACTCATTTCATCATCAAATGGTGTAGTATGGTTCCCCATATAGAATGGGGAGAACGTCATTGTTGATCCGTTACAACTTATGTTTGGTCCGTATACCTGACGTGAAGGGGCTCCGTTATTCTGGAACTGGACGGCTTGATTTGTAACGTTTCCTGTAGCCGCTGCCACAGGGTTTGAAGTATTGTTGGTTTCTCCCTCTTCAGCATATGCTGGAACTCCTATTGCGAGAATACTGATAATGAGACCGTAGTGGAGGTAGTGTCGATTTCTCTTTCTATCTCTGTTACGGACAGCACTTGACTGGCTGCTCTTGTTGTTATTTCTAACGTAAAGGGATCGCCAACCGTGTGAATTGTAAAGACGGAATCTGAATCTACTATTCCTCCAGATGTTGCTGAAGTATGAGTGATATTGTTCCCATCCCAGGTGTTTAATGCGGACCCATAGGTTGTGGTGGTTATTTCCTCCACTATCTCTTGGGTCGTTGTGGTTGTTGAGTTCATGCTTCCCTGGGTAAATTGGGGAGTCACTAACTCGGCTCTTGCTACCGAGGGGGATACTAGTAGGAAGAGTAAAAGCCATTTGTTCATTCTTCCTTTTTCTTAGCCATTGGACAATTTAGTTTACCTTTATCTTTAGAATTACCAGTAGACAAGCCAAAAGTGGCTAATGCACCAGTAAATACCGAAGCCACGAACGTGATATCTGAGTTACCGGATTTCTTAACCATTGGTATTTCCACGTAATTCAAAGTTATTATGAATCCACTCCAGACAACTACGCCAAGTCGGACGAATGTTCCTAGAATTTGGATTTGGGCTTCTTGGTCCTCTATTCCGTCTTTGAGTTTTCGGATGAGTCCCTTTTTTTCTTCCTGTTTTCCTTCCATTTGTTAACTTTAGCTTGTAGCTGTTTCTGTACTTTCTTCTTAATAGGTTCAAATAAAGATTGAGTAATAGTGGTTGTTGTCACTGCTATGACAGCTGTGGTTACAGCCGTCACTACTACCGCTGTTTCAGGTATTGGCATCTTAATGTCAATAACAGGAATCTTTAAAGTAGGTGGTGCTGGCTCTTCTGTTGTTTCTTCCGCCTCAGTCTCCTCAGGACGCTCCAAATCGGCTGGGGGTACGATCATAGGTTTATAGGCGGGAACGTCCGCTGTAGGCGGTCTGAAGTGTATCTGAGGGATATCTAGTGCCTTGGGTATCCTAGCACTAGGTATTTTTATCATGCTTCCTTATAGATTTCTACAATTGTATAGACTTCAGCTTGTAAGTTTGTTGCAAACCCAAACCCATTATCTGCTCTAGTAGCAGCACATCTATGTTCAATCCTATATTCAGTACTTCCAGATGGACTTACTCTAGCTGCTCCAGTTGATCTAACTTGAATAGCTGTAGTTGTCCCTGCATGTTCAGCACTTCCTACAGGTGATATTGCTGCAGTATTTGTAACATCATATAATCTTGTTGCATTCTTATCTGCTTTATATGCTGGAGCTGACCATTTAATTAAATAATTACCTGCGGCTAAAGTGAATTTATTAGATGCAACAGACACTATCCCATCAGGATCATATCCCTCTGTATTTAAGTCTCTTGTCTGCCAAGCATCCTGTGTAAAAGTACCTCCATCTGTATTCTGCGATTTTTGATCTAGTACAACTGCATGGCTTTGAAAGAACCCATTAGTTGCAGCAATAGAAACCTTACCATCACTAGCTAGTACAATATTAGCTGTACCTGAATTACTCCCATGAGTAATATTTGTTGTTTTTAATGTACTCATTTCGGATATTTATCTTTTATAGCTTTAATTGCTTTAGCAAATTCACCTGTAGAATCGACCTTTCCAGCAAGTATGTCTTTGTAGAGGTTATCTAAAGAATCTCCTATTGAAGGATAAGCATAAGCTCTATCTTCTCTATATCTAAGTTTATCTAATTCTACTCTAGCTGCATCTATTTGAGATTGAACTAGAGTTATTTTATTACCTGATGCATCCCAAGCTCCATTTCTACTATCACTAACACGTACAGCATTAGGATAAGCTTTTCTAATTGCATCATGATCTAATGCTGGACTCATGCTGAAATCTCCGTTAATGTTATACTGGACAAAGGTGAAGCATTTTGAGAATGGTTACTATCTGAGCCACCTCTATTTATATACATTGTTACTGATCCTGCATGTTCTCCATGATGTCCATATATAGAATAACTGATTGCACCAGATGTCCAACTAGATATATCATCTATATAATCTAATGCCATTACTCTGTATTGAGTAGCAGGATTCATAGATACAGCTTGAGATATTTCAGTTCTATTACCATTAGTATCTCCTTGATATCCTGTTAATGCAGCCGCAGCTCCTCCATTTATGGATCTATAAACTTGAACACCAATAAAGTGAGATGTACTTTGAGCAATGTTTAGTACTGCTTGAAATCTTATTTTATTACTTGCGGATGTTGGTGTAATACTGGCTGTAAAATCTAATGATTCATATGAAACCTGAGATACTGAAATTGATTCAACATCTTTCTTTGTGGTCTGTATCATCTGCAAGACTTTACCTCCAGAAGCAAAAGATAAAACACCAGATCCATTAGTTTGTAAAAACTGGTTAGCATCTCCATCATTTACTGGAAGAGTTAATGTTACATCTGCACCACCTGTTGTACTAGCAGGAGCATCTATTGATACGCTCCCTGATGAGGAGCCGTTTAGTTTTAATGTCATCCTGCTATCTCCATTACTGTAATTTGAGAACTTTGCCCTTGATTTGTATTTAATGCATATCTATTCACTGTTGCAGAACCAGTGGTATTTATTCGTATTTGAATTTTATATGTAGTAGCAGAGGTTGTTGAAGGACTATCTAAATATTGGATATGGTTTTGATGTATAGCTCTATCCCTGTCACCACTATTTGAATATCCTTGTGAATCAAAAATACTAAAGCTATTTATAGAACTTCCTCCTGATCCAGAACCTATTTCAGTTGAACCTCTTAGGAGTCTAAAATAGCAAATACCGTCTGCACCATTAGAACCACCCATAACATTTCCTAATACAAAAATCTTATTAGATGATGAAGCTGGTGTAATTGCAATTGAAAGTCCTGTTATATCAGTCCAAGTATCTTGTGCATTTGTACCTATTGTAAAATGATCTGTTTTAACTGCTTGTAAAACTTGAAGTACGGATCCAGTAGGCATTGAAGCTGCTGTTAATCCAGCGGTTATACCTGAGACAGTACCGCTTCCATTAATTACTATAGGCATTATACTATTGTCCAGGTTTCACCATCACCTACAGTAACCGTGACTGAATTATTTATAGTCACGGGACCAAAGGTTCCAGCGTTGTAATTGTTTGTTATGGTGTAATTCTGAGTTACGGTTTGACCATTCTCCCAGAATATTTTATCTGAACCAGCACCTGTAGCACCAGCTGCAGCATCTCCCCATGAGATATCTGTACCATCAGATACTAATGTCTGTCCAGATGAACCAACTGTTAAAGCTGTAGGATCTCCAGAAGCATTACCATAAATGATCTTACCTCTAGCAAGTCCTGCCATCTTAGCCAGGGTTACTTGATTATCTGCTATATGAGCTGTATCGATAGATCCATCATTATAATGTTCTGAATCAATACCATCATCAGCAATTTTTGTTTCTTCAATAACATCAGCTGGTAAGCCAAGGGCTAATACTTGTGTTAATGCCATTAATTTGGTACCTCCTTAATACCTATTGCTTTCTTTTCATCCAGTGTTGTTAGTCTTAACCAAGTTGCTGGATATTTGTAACCTCTTGATTCAAAAGGTTTATCAAGAGTTAGTGGTTTTCCGTCTAGAATAAATTTTGTCATTGTGCATTAGCGTATTGAAAAGGACGTTCGGCAAAAGCTATATAGAGGAATGTTTGTCCACTGTAGTTTAGATCAGCCCTACCATGTTGATGTCTAAACCCATTAGAATAAAAATCAGGAGGTGTATAGTTTGTATGATTTGTAGCTTCAGCGGAATTTGAAATGTGTATTCTTTTGAAATCTGCTGTTACCCCTGAGTTATATGGTTGTCTTTCATTATCAAATATATTCCAATAAGCATTACTACTTGTTTCTATTCTCTTGGTTAGTAGATAAGCAGGTTTAAATCCTGTATAAACAAAAGGCCCTGAAGTACTACCTAAGCCTTCATAGGTACCTATTTTACAATAACCTGCTACACTTGCAAAACAATAAGCAGTATAATTCTCACCATCTACATTAGTATCTCCTGAGTAATCTCCTGCATCTCCATCACCAACATAAAATACAGAACTTGTAGGTGCTTGTTCGTTCCATTGACTTTTGGCTGCAGAAACGTTTGCTCCTACAGCAGTACTTTCCAACCTTAAGTTTATATCCCATGTACCTGTACCTCCAACTGCCCAACTACGATCTGCATCTCTAACTTTGGCAATAATTAACTCAGGTGCAACTCCTAAATTATGAGCAACTGTTCTACCTGCAACTCCATTCCCCTCGTAATTAACAATATCTAGTCCTGCTACTGCTGATTCTTTCCAACTCCAAGCTACAAAAGTATGGGTATTTTGATTTATATTATTAGCATTACCTAAAACAAACCCAGTAGAATTAAATGATTTTCTT